CAATGAAACTAAGCGACGGTGTAACAGTTTTAGAAGCTGAAATGTTTGAAGCTGGAAACGAAGTATTTGTAGTTACTGAAGACGAACAAAAAATAGCTTTGCCAATCGGAGAATACGAACTTGAAGACGGACGTATTTTGGTAGTAGTAGAAGAAGGAATAATTTCTGAAATAAAAGAGAAAGAAGCGGAAGAAGAAGAAGTAGAAGAAGAAGCACCTATTGAAGAAGAAGCGAAGAAAGAACAAGAAATGGAAACTTCAAAAGCTGCGCCTAAAAAGATAGTTGAAAGCATGATTAAAGAATCTTTCTTTTCTGAAATTGAAGCTCTTAAAAACGAGAATAACGCACTAAAAGCTGAATTGTCTAAACTAAAAGAGGCTAAAGAGGTTGAACTATCTGAAGTTAAACCGATTTCTTTTAACCCTGAAAACGAAAACACGAACGATTCTATTAAGTTAAGTGCAAAAAGACAACGCACTACAATGGATTCAATACTTGAAAAATTAAATAAATAATTAACTAAATACAAAAAAAAATGAGTACAACTTACAACTTTGTATCTAACGACGTAACAAGACAAGTAGGACTTGTTGAAACGTTGACGGGTGCGGCTACTTTGACTGCTGAAGATTCAGGAAAGTCATTTACATTAAGAGCTGCTGCGGGCGCTCAAATTACTTTACCAGCGGTTGCAACTTCTGCGGGTTTTAGATTTCGTTTTACAGTAGGTCAACTTTTTGCTACTACTGCATGGACTATTAAAGCTGCTACAAATGTTATTCAAGGTGGTGTTATTGTGAATTCGGTAAACGTTCCTGGAGCTGACGAAAACACGATTACTTTCGCACACGCTGCGGACACTATCGGAGATTTCGTTGAATTGAATTGTGACGGTACAAACTGGTATGTTTCAGGGTTGGGAACTGCTGCTGGTGCAATTACACTAACTGTTGTTTAATTAAATAAAATATTATAAAATGGAAAAAATTAATTTAAGTACAAGTACAAATATCACTACTACCTATGCTGGTGAGTTTGCTGGTAAGTACATCGCTGCGGCTATCCTTAGCGCACCAACTTTAGAGCAAGGTGGTATGACTATTCACCCTAACGTGAAATTTAAGCAAGTAATTCAAAGAGTAGCTACGGATGATTTAATTCGTAACGCTTCATGTGACTTTGACGCGAGCGCAACAGTTACGTTAACTGAAAGAGTATTGAACCCTGAAGAGTTTCAAGTTAACCTACAATTGTGTAAAAAAGATTTTCATCAAACTTGGCAAGCGATTGAAATGGGTTATTCTGCATTTGATGTAATGCCTAAATCGTTTTCTGATTTCTTAATAGCACACGTAGCTGAAAAAGTAGCTGCTAATATGGAAACTTCAATTTGGCAAGGTGTTAACGCTACACAAGGTCAATTCGCTGGAATTATGACACAATTAACAACTGATGCTTCTTTGCCGGCTGCTCAAGAAGTAGCGGGTACGTCGGTTGACGCGAGCAATGTTATAGCACAAATTGGGTCGATAGTTGACCAAATTCCAACAAGACTTTACGGACAACCTGATTTAAAATTGTATCTTTCTTCAAACATCGTAAGAGCTTACATCCGTGCTTTAGGTGGATTTGGTGCAAGCGGTTTAGGTGCTAACGGTACTAATAACTTGGGTACACAATGGTATACTAACGGTTCACTTTCTTTTGACGGTTTACCAATATTCCTTGCTAACGGTTTAGCAAACAATACTGGTTTAGCTTCTCAAACTTCTAACTTGCATTTTGCAACTGGATTGTTAAATGACATGAACGAAGTTAAAATTATCGACATGGGATTGATTGACGGTTCGATGAATGTACGTGTAGTAATGAGATTTACTGGAGACGTTAAATACGGATTTGCTGAAGATGTAGTTACTTACGGAATTGTTAACTCGGCTAACTAATCTAACATAAACTATACGAAAGGGTGGTGCAAAATACACCACCTTTTTTTTTGTTAAACTTTAAAAAATAATAAAATGAGCTGTGATATAACAAATGGTAGAATAGAACAATGTAAAGACTCGGTATCGGGTTTAAAGGCTATCTACTTTATTAACTACGACGAGTTAAATTCTGACGATGTTACATACGATAACACGGACACGGATTTAATTACGGATTGGACGCCCGTTAATACTGGTTCTTTGAACTTGTATAAATACGAATTAAAAGGTGCTAACAGTTTTGAAACTACAATCAATTCAAGCCGTGACAACGGTACAACTTTCTTTCAACAAACACTTACTATTCAATTAAAAAGACAAGACGTTACAACGCATAAAAACGTTAAACTACTTGCTTACGGTAGACCAAGAATTGTAGTTAGAACAATGACCGACCAATTCTTTTTAATGGGGTTAACTCAAGGTGCTGATGTTACTGCTGGAACTGTTTCTTCAGGTTCGGCTTTAGGTGACTTCAACGGGTACAACCTAACTTTCGAAGCTATGGAAGTTTCACCAGCTAATTTCCTTGACGTAACAGACGAAAACGGATTGAAAGTTTTATTCGAAGATGGTTCGGGAACGGACGCAACTATAGTTACTTCGTAATTTCTTTTCTTCATATACTTGCAAAAAGACCCTTACTTCGGTAGGGGTTTTTTGTTTTACGGTACAAAATCAACCTCTAATCGTTTATAATATATGATTATTTTAACAACTTCAACAAGTGAACAAAGTTTCGTGTTTATACCACGTTCGCACGTGTTTGATTACGTTGGAATAACGGACGATCAAACGAATGTAACAACTGAAATAACGGGCTATATTCACACGGTTGGCGACTATTACGACACTTTAAAAGCTGAATTTAATTTAGTAGAAAATCATTTTTACGATTTAGTAATAATTAGAGGTGCAAGCGTAGTATATAAAGATAGAATATTTTGTACTAATCAAAACGTTAATACCTTTACAGTAAATAACGGTCAATACGTTTCAAACAGTACAACAAATGAATTTATAGTATATGAATAACATACACGTTTTAGAATTAAGTACATACACAACGCCCGTAATTCAAGAATCTAAACGAGACGCTTGGGTAGAATTTGGCGAGGATAATAATTACTTTCAATTTATTATAGATAGGTACGTTAATTCAACTACTAATTCATCGGTAATAAACAACGTTAATAGGTTAATTTACGGTCGTGGGTTAAGTGCTTTAGATGCAAATAAAAAACCAAACGAGTACGCTCAAATGATGGCTTTATTTAATGCTGATTGTATTCGTAAAATAGTTTTAGATCGTAAAATGTTCGGTCAATTTGCTATGCAAGTTCACTACGACAAAGCGCATAAAAAGATTCTTAAAGCATATCATATACCCGTGAATTTGTTACGTGCTGAAAAGTGCAATAAAGACGGAGAAATAGAGGGATATTATTATTCAGATAATTGGGAAGATACAAAGAAATATGTACCTAAAAGAATTCCAGCGTTTGGATATTCAAACGAACAAGTAGAAATACTTTATTCTAAACCGTATGCGGTAGGAATGAAATACTACGCTTTGCCTGATTACCAAGGTGGTTTACCGTACGCAAAGTTAGAAGAAGAAATAGCCGATTATTTAATTAACGAAGTACAAAACGGTTTTTCAGGAACTAAAGTAGTAAACTTTAACAACGGTGTACCTACTGAAGAACAACAACAAATAATTAAAGGTAAAGTATTAAGCCAATTAACTGGTTCAAGAGGTCAAAAAGTAATAGTTGCTTTTAACAATAACCAAGAAAGTAAAACTACGGTTGACGATTTACCGTTAAACGATGCGCCAGAACACTATACTTATTTAAGTGAGGAATGCGTTAAAAAGATTATGTTAGCGCATAACGTTACTTCACCACTATTATTTGGATTGGGTTCGGCAAATGGCTTCAGTTCGAATGCTGATGAGATTAAAAACGCTTCTATTCTTTTTGATAATATGGTAATTAAGCCTATTCAAGACCAAATTATAGAAGCCTTTGATAAAATTCTACATTATAACGGAATTACTTTAAAGTTATTCTTCAAAACATTACAACCTTTAGAGTTCGTAGATTTAGAAAACGCACAAACTGAAGAACAAGTAGCTGAAGAAACGGGAACGGAATTAAGCAAAGCAAAGACGGAATTAGAAGAAATACTTGCGCAAGTTGACGCTAATCAATTAGAAGAAGGTTGGGTAATAGTAGACGAAAGAGAGGTAAGCGACAACGAAGAAGAATTAGATTTAGAACTAATAAACAAAGAATTAGATTTAAGTAGCAATTCAACGCTTTTAAGCCGCTTAATTAATTTGGTGCAAACTGGTAACCCGAAGCCTAAATTAAAGAGCGTACAAGACAAAAAAGTAGGTGACTTGAAATATTTCAAAGTTCGTTATAGATATACGGGTAACAAATCGCCAGACCGTGAATTTTGTAAAGCTATGATGAATAAAAGTGAAAGGTTATTTAGAAAAGAAGATATAGATGAAATGAGTAGACGGGCGGTTAACCCTGGTTTCGGTGAATTTGGCGCAAATACTTACGACATATTTAGATTTAAAGGCGGGCCAAGATGCCGCCATAAATTTGAAAGAGTTACTTTTATGCTTGACTTAAACGCTATTGAAAAAGGATACGAAAAAATAGGAACGCGAGCAGCCGAAATAAAAGGCTACAAAATAACGAATCCTTATGAAGTTTCAATTTACCCTAACAACTTACCGTTAAAAGGGTTTAGTCCACGTAATAAAAATTTACCTTCAGACGTAATATAAGATGGCAGAAGCACTACTAATAACAAGACAAGACGTAGTTAAATTCACTGCTATGAATGGCAACGTAGACACGGACAATTTTATTCAGTTTGTTAAAATAGCACAAGATATTCATATACAAAATTTTTTAGGAACTGACTTACTACAAAGATTACAATCTGAAATTATTTTAGCTACTTCAGGAATACCAACTACATTTACGGTAACTAACCAAGGAACGGGTTATACAACGGCTACGGGTGTTACTACTACGGGTGGTACGGGAACGGGTTTAACGTTAGATATTACCGATACGGGTGGTTTAATTACGGATGCTGATATAGACACGGCGGGAACGGGTTATAAAGTAAACGATGTTATTACGGTTGACGGTGGTAACGACGATGCTACAATAAGAATTTCGGCAATTTACACAATACCAACGGACTATAATAATTTGTTAGTTAACTACATTAAACAAATGTTGATTCATTGGGCTATGGTTGAATATTTACCTTTTGCGGCTTATACAATAGCGAACAAAGGGGTCTATAAACATAATTCGGAAAACGCTACTAACGTTGAAAAGGTAGAAATTGATTTCTTAATAGAAAAAGAGCGTTCTATTGCACAGCATTACACTGAAAGGTTTATTGATTATATAGCATTTAACAACGACTTGTTCCCGGAATACAATAGTAATTCAAACGGGGATATGTACCCGGATACAAATAATAACTACAGTCCCTGGTGTTTATGAAGAAGTACAAACCAAAAGACGAAAATATAAAGAAATTATTAATGTATTTAAACAAGCAAAATGGCGAATGTAAAGGTAAGTCAATTAACGGCAAAAGGAAGTAATTTAGAAGCTTCAGACCGTATAGCAATTGCACAAGATACGGGTGGTGGTACTTTTGCAAGTAAGTACGTTACGGGTGCTGAAGTTCGTAATAGGGCAAGAGCTACTTTTACGTCGCAACATACCCTTACATTAAGTGATGCAAATAAAGTAGTAGAATTAAACTTTAATTCAGGTAATAATTTAATTATACCTACAAATACTGCGGTTGCTTTTCCTTCAGGAACTATTATAACTTTAGCACAATACGGAGCTGGGCAAGTTACTATTGTAGCCGATACGGGAGTGACATTAAGAAGTAGTGGTGGTAAGACTAAAACAACGGGACAATATTCCGTAGCTACATTATACAAAAGAGATACGAACGAGTGGTATTTATACGGAGATATAACAACATAAATAATTAGATATGGCAAATGATATAGGCTGGGGCGAAGGGGCGTGTAATAACGATATAAGTTGGGGAATAGCACAAGAATATTTTTCATGTAGTGGTTCGGAAGCAGCCGTAGGAGCTACATTAATGAAATCGGGACAAACAACAAGTTACCGTACGGGTGACGATGGCGATTTAGAAGCGGGGCGTGCAACAAATTTTACTACTTTAGCAACTGCGAATCCTTTCGGAAACACGAATAGATTTACTGATGAATTAGGCGGTTCAACGTACACTAATAATATTGTGATTGATTGGTCGACATACGACGGTTCAACTGTGTTGGGTCTTTCAAGAGTTGCAATAGCTACGGGTAATACTTGGAACCAAGCTGTGGACAATTCACTTGCTTTTTCAGTTGGAACTTTCACAAGTGGTTGGAGATTACCAAACATTAGAGAGATATTTAATTTAACTAATTATGTTAATAATGCAGATAATTTATTAAATTATTCACCTTTAAATTTAGCTTCATTGGGGAAGGTTTATTGGAGTTCAACAACAAATTTAGGAGTAACAACACAAGCTTATGTTCTTAGTAATGTAGGTTTGACATCATTACAGTCTAAAACATCATCAACTTCATTTACTTACTTCCCCGTAAGAACATTCACGGTAACAGGAACAACTTTAACATAATAAATATAAAAAATGGCAACTTATAAATTTGAACAATTCAACGTTGAAATAGTAAATCCAACGGTGACGGTAACAACGGTAACGGACAACATAATAGACAAAGTTTGTTCTGCTACTGTAATTTTAAAAACTACTACGGCTAATTTCGGAATCAATTTCGACGGGTATACGTACACCGAAGATTGGAACGATCAAGATATAATAGACTGGGTTAATAACGTAGAACTACCGAAATACGAAGTTAGATGAAAATGATACCTATTACACAATTCATTGAAATAATTAAAAAACAAGGTGCGGTAGGAGTACTTGCATTATGGTTAACGTACACGCATTTCGAGGTGCAAGACGTTAAAGAACGTTTGTACAACTGTTTAGATAAAAACGAATACTACAATAGAAAGCCTATTGAAGAAAGACAACCTACTTTACCAGCGTTAAAAAATGACACGGTTGCGGTACTTGAAAATAAAAGTCGTAAATTAGCGAAAAAATAAGTTATGAAGCTAACAAAGAATTTTAATTTAAACGAGTTCAATAAGCACAATTTTCCGCTTACTGAAACTATTTTACGTAACATTCAAGAACTTGCGAAGAACTTACAAGTTTTACGTGATGAGGTAAAGAAGCCTATTAAAATAACGAGCGGTTACAGAAACGCGGAATTTAATGCTAAGATTAAAGGCGCAATTAAATCTCGTCATATTACGGGCGAAGCTGCTGACCTTAAGATTGAAGGTTACACGCCTAAACAAGTAGCGGCAATAATTGAAAAGTTGATAGCTTCAGGCAAAATGAAACAAGGCGGTTTAGGAATATATAGCACGTGGATACATTACGACACTTTCTTTAACGGTAAACATCCAAGACGTTGGACTAAATAAATAATTATGGCAAAGAAAAAAATAACAATTGACACGGATAACGTAGACGTTAATTTAGAAAAAGACGGTACAAATATCAAACTGGATATAGACACTAAAAACGTAGATATTCACGTATTAAAAGACGAAGTAAACAAAGAATTTAAATTAGATAGTAAAAACATTGATATTGAAATATCCAAGACCGCTGAAGGGTTGGAGGTGAAAGTCGAATCTAAAGGCGGTATTTGGAAACTGATAGCTAAAAGAATCGTTAAATTCATTTTAAAACGATTTAAAGTAGGCAAATAAAAATTTTCTTTCTGTTTGTTTTGTGTTTGAAACCCTTGAGAAATCAGGGGTTTTGTTATTTATGTAATTTTTTTTATATTTTTTTTATTAAAATAGTTGTTATATTAAATTTTTATATTAATTTTGGTCTATAATTAAAAACAAACGATATGAAAACAATAGCAAAAGTAAATTTAGAAAAGGTAGCAGTAAATTGGACTTCTACAAAATTTAATACAAGAATGGTAACATTTACTGATGGCGCTAAAATTAAAGTAGAAACTTTATTAAGAGAAATTGGAAATGCAAGTTTAGATAATTGGAATAATATTGCTAAAATTTCTAAATCAACTTCAGATAAAAATATTGCTAATTATTTAAGCAACTTTATTAATAAACTTGAAATTTGTAAATAATAAAAACGAGGGGTGCGGCTCGGTAACGCACATTTAAAAAAACACTATGAAAAAACGAACAGGAATTTTAATTAACTCAATTATTATTTTGTTGGGTGCTAACTACGAAAGCTATTTATTATTAGGTGCTGGCGTATTATGTTTATCTTTAGTATTAATTTCTAAAACTAAAAGAGATGAAGTCAAAAATTAAAAATGCGGTTAATACGTATTTTCCGCACCGTCCGAACGTAACATATTTAAAGCGCAAATGGATGAATAAAATTTGTCCCGAAGATAAAGGCGGATCATTCAACGAAAAGCTATACAATGATTATTTAGATGCTATAATAAACTTTACAAAATGAACGGGAACGGCACGAAAAAACGGACTAAACGAGTAAGTGTTACTTTCGAGTGGACTGTACAAACCGATTTAAGGCTAATTTTAGACGAATTAAAGGACTTAATAGGTTCGGGAATAGAAATGTATCACAATCAAAAGAAAAGCGTTCAAATCGAAAATAAATGGCATGAAGTAGAATTTAGCCAAGAATACGTAGATGTTATTCACGATAGCGTAGAACGAGAAATAAACGGAGAATTAAAATTAGTAATTAAAAGTAAGATATGAAAACAGCAGTAGAATGGTTAGTTAAAGAAATAAATAAACTAACTGGATTAACAATTCAAATGGATGAACCAATAATTGAACAAGCTGAAAAAATGTTTGAAGAGCAGATAATGGATGCTTATAATCAAGGGAGCAATGATTATGGTTCTCAATGTTATCAACCAGAACAATACTACAACG